CTTTGTTGGCGGCGAAACTGGCGGCGATGTCGGCACCTACGCAACGGGCGGCTTCACCGATGGTGTGTCCATCGCTGGTGAAGACCCCCGCTATCCCGTGGAGGCTGTCATCAGTTTCAACCCCGCATACCGTGAGCAAAACCTTGCCTATTGGGCAAAAGCCGGGCGGATGCTGGGTGCTGACCCCGATTATTCGCTGGGCAGCGATTCGGGCAACTACATCGACCTTGGCGGTGTGACCTTTGCACCTAACATCACGGTGCAGGGTAGCGCAAACAGGGATGACATCGTGGCGGCCATCCGTGCGGCATATCCCGAATTCTTGGATATGCTGGACGAAGTTATCACGGAGAGAGAGGAGGCCCGCTATGCCTAACATCATCGGCTATCAAGCATATACCACCGTCATGGGCGATACCTTTGACGGCTTGGCATTGACCTTCTACTTCAACGAGAAAATGGCATCGGTCATCATGGCTGCAAACCTAGACCATTGCTCCACCCTTGTTTTTGATGCAGGGGTGGAGTTGGCCATCCCCATCGTGGAAAACGCAACGCAGCCCGAAACCTTGCCCCCTTGGAGGCGAGAATTATGATTCGGGTCTTTTACAAGGGTGTGGATGTGACGGAGTCCGTGTCCGTCAATGCCTGCATTCATGAGATGTGGGCGGCTGGATGCCTTGACACCCTGCACATCCGTTTCAACGATGCCGCCAAACTGTGGGACACATGGGCACCGCAGGCGGGTGACGAGATTCGTGTGGATTTCGGCTCTGCGACCACGGGCACCATGTTCGTCCATTCGGCATCCCCGGAAAACGGACTTTTCGACATTCGGGCAATGTCCGCCCCGGCATCCGCTTTGACCAAAACGGACAAGGCATGGAGCCAAGTGCGGCTCTTGCAGTTGGGTGCCGACATCGCCGCCCGGCATGGCCTCAAGTTCACCGCCTACGGGGTGACGGATCGGATTTACCCCTACATGGTGCAGGAGGGTGTCAGCGACTTCGCCTTTTTGCACCAGCGGGCGATGCTGGAGGGCTGTGCATTCCTCGTCTACAACAAGACCCTTGTTCTCTATGACATTGCCGCCATGGAGGCACAGGATGCGTTGGAGACCATGACCATGTCCCTTGACGGCGAATTCCGCTACAAGGATGCCCATCCCGCCTTTTTGGGTCTTGCGTTGTGGAGTTTGGCACCTATAGGGGCCAGTACACCGCAAGCAACGGCGCAGAACGAATTTTGCGCCCTGCCGTCACATTCGGTGTCGGCTCCTCAAACGAAGCGGATCGGTTTGCCAAGGGTCTGCTGCGGGATGTCAATGCCGATTGCATGACGGGCTGGGTGCGAACTGGCAAAGTCATGAGCGGATATGCCGCTGGCTCCGTCATCAATATCCGCAATCAGCGGGCACCGTCTTGGGACGGGCCTGTCTTTTTGTACCGAGTGCGGCACGATTATGCCGCAGGCACAAGTAAACTATTTTTTAGAAAATCGCCGGAGGGATTTGCATGATTACAAAAGGCCGCATCTCATCCGTCACGGCAGACGGAAAGACCGCCGCCGTTGTGCCTGCTTTCTCCGGGGGAGTGGTCAGCCATCTGCTGACCGTTCCCGCTTCCCTCCGTGGGATGCTGGAGCAGGGCACGGAAGTGGTCTATTGCGCTTTTCCCGATGCCACGGGTGTCATCATCGGCAGGGCTGACGGAGAAGGTGCAAACCGCATCCTGCCTGCCGGGTATTCCTTTGTGGAATACATCCAAAGCAGCGGGACACAATTCATCGACACGGGCATCATCCCCAACAACCGCACCCGTGTGGTCATGGATGTGCAGGCAACATCCTCCGCTTATCCCGTGTGTTTCTTTGGGGCGAGAGAATCCGCAACCTCTTGCAACTTCGCCTTTGTTTGGACGGGGACGGATTTGCGCTCCGATTTTTGCAACACCTACACGCAGAAATGGGCGGTCAATGTTCTGCAACGCAGGATCATCGACAAAAACGGCCCCGCCACCACCGTGGATGGAGTCACGCAGACCTATGCAGATAAAGAATTCACCGCACCAAAGACTTTGAAGTTGCTGGCCATCGATAATAACGGCACCATCCAATGGCAAATCGCCGCCAAATTGTTCAGCTGCAAGGTCTACACGGACGGCATCCTTGTGCGGGACTTCGTGCCCTGCGTGTCCGCCCGTGGGGAGTTTGGTCTGTGGGATTTGGTGACGGAATGCTTCTACTCAAACAGCGGCTCCGGGGCATTTGCCGGGCCATAAAGAAAGGAGGCCATTTATGGGCTACACCGCAAGATGGGGGCCGAAAGGCTTCCTCATTTCCAGCAACAAGGTTGTCCCCTTTGAGGGGCTGACCACATCTTTCACCCTTAAAAGCGACAACAACAAGGATGCAAACGGCACAGCCACGGCAAACACCCGTGGCATGGAATTGCAGCCTATTTCCTTTTCCACCCACTATCACAGGAGCATGGGTGTCATCCCTTTGGCACAGATCGAGGAATGGAAAACCCTTGTGGGTGCTTCTCATCCCCTTTATTTGAACGGGCGCAGATTTGGCCCTGCCAAGGTCAAACTGAAATCCGTTGAGGTGTCCGACATCAAGACGGACAACGCAGGCAACATCCTGTCCTGCGCCATGTCTTTTTCTTTTGAGGAAGACACAAACACATCCAGCACCAATGCGACCACGGCATCCAAAGCCGCCTCCAGCGGGTCTACCGCAGGAAAAGCCAAAACCACATACGATGCCACGGTTGCAGAGAAAAAGGCGGCAATGTCCGCCACGTCCTCCACAGATGACAAGGCGGCCAAAAATCCCGCACGGAATAACTCCGGGCATTAAGGAGGGGAGTCAATGAGAGGAACTGGCAACGGCGATGTCGGTGTCTGCGCCAACAATCTGCTGCGCATCCACCGAGGGGAAAACCCCTTCGAACGCATCAAGGGACTCGATCCCCGCAGCATTGACCGCCCCGTCATGGATGCAGAGGCGGAGATTTTGCAGGATGCAGAATTTTGCATCGAAACCTATGAGCCGAGGGCACGGCTGCAAAGCCTGTCCGTGGAAGGTCTGGAAAGCCATGACGGGAATTTCCGTGTTGTGGCGCAGATCGCAGAAATTTAACGGAAGGAGGGCGCATCCGTGTCCGACTACTTTTTCGCAGAAACTGACAGCGCAAAAATCTACAACACAATTGTGGGCAGCCTCATGGACTACTGCAACGAGCCGCTTTATCCCGGCGATGAGCGGCGCATCTTTGCCGAGGGTCTTGTCTTGGTGCTGACCTCTGTTTTTAACGAGTTTGATGACAAAATGAAACAGAGGACTCTCCAATATGCCCGTGGCTCCGTCTTGGATGCCATTGGCGAGATGTACAGCACGGAGCGGGCGGAGCCGTCCAAGGCAACAACCGTTTTCCGATTCTCCGTGGTTTCGGCCATGTCGGAAAACATCGTCATCCCGGAAGGCACAAGGGTCACATCGGACGGTGTGGCCTATTTTGCAACCACGGAAGCTGCCGTGTTGCAGGCTGGGGTTGTGTCCATCGATGTGCCCGGTGCCGCCGTGGAGGGCGGTGCTGCGTTTAACAATTACGCACCCGGCACAATCACCACCCTTGTTGACCTCATCCCCTACATCACCACCGTGGCGAATACCACCACCACAGACGGCGGCGATGACGGTGAACCTTACACAGAGGACGGCGATGACCGCTACCGCAGCCGCATCCAGTTGGCTTTCTCGCAGTTGTCCACCGCAGGCCCCGCTACGGCCTACAAATATTTTGCCATGTCCGCCGACCCCAACATCGTGGACGTGGGCATGGCCGTGCCGAGTGCCTGCCATGTGGTGCTTTACCCGCTGATGGCGGGCGGTGCGCTGCCCGATGAGGACACAAAAGCCAAGGTGCTGGCAGCCGTCAACGATGACAAGGTGCGACCCATGACCGACCTTGTGACCGTGGAAGCACCCGCCACCAAAGCCTATTCCATCAGCCTCAAGTATTATGTTCCCCGTGGAACGGAGGCGGAAGCCGTGCAGGCCATCGAGGGCGATGGCGGAGCCATCGATGCCTATGTCGCATGGCAATCCGAAGCCCTTGGCAGGGATATCAACCCCGATGAACTGCGCTACTATCTGCGGCAGGCTGGGGCAACCCGTGTGG